CATCATATTCCTGTTAGTTGCCTCATAAGAGAATAAAGGATGTGTCTTCAGAGAAAGCGTTCCAAATGGAGTAATCCAATCAACAACCTTAATACCATAAGAGGTACTAGAAGATTTAAGTTGAATATTACCATATGTTTTTGCTAACCTTTGGACACCCAGTAAAGCACCTGAACCACAAAATGCTAACTTTTCAGTTGAACCAAACCGGAAGATTTCCTCCAACTTCTCATCAATAAAATCTTCACCACCTGACAACCAAGTCTTACCAGTATATCCAGTATCAGTCTTATAGTCGTAGATGTTTGAAGCAGCGTTTGCTTTGATAAAGTTAAGTAATCCCTCAGTTGACCTTGCAGGATGAGTTCCACCAGATGGAACAGCATCTGTCTTAAATCCCCAGATAAATGCTTTCTCTATTTCAATAGAGTGAATCTCCAACGCTTCCCGTTTCAGCTCTTTATAAGCATCTCCGGTACGAAGCCTTGTTTTCCGTGCGGTTCTGGTAATTTCCAGAGGTGTTCTGAAAATCTGTGTAACATTGCTAAACTCAACGGGGTCATACGAGATTGCACTTGGCATTGTCGCACCTTCCTCATTGATATTACCAATAATCAGCACAGTATCACAACCTACCAAACTACCAGTCGAATTATCATCAGCCTCCAACAGTAATACACTTATAGCACCTGTTGTAGTATTAACCGCAGTTACCTTACCATTAACATCCACATCAAGGTCAGAAGCGTCACGCAAAAGAACTTGGTGACCAACCCTAAACTGGTTAGAATCAGCAGCAGATACTTTAGCGAATACTGTTACCCCAGCAGCTGTATTAGTAGCAGTTAACGCATTTGTTAATCCAACTTCCTGATAAATACCACTATCTACTGTAGCAGCACTTTGTGATGGTAGCTTTTTAGTCCACCAGTGATATTTCGGGTCATCAACTGACTCCGAACCCATCTTGGACAGCATAGCAGTCAACGGTGCAGAACCATTCGGATAAAGATATAAAATCATCTCTCTCCAACTTTCTGGTCTCTGGTTCGTTGCCAGCTCCCTGTCCCTCTCATTTCAAGAAATCCAGCCATAATCTGTTTTTCCTTTCTATGTTACGTAAATAAAAAACACTGAAAAAGTTTTTTCAGAACCCAGAGTATTTTTAATCTGTGCGAAGGCACCTCCATCAATAACACAAAGTTTAGAGTCAGTATCAGTAATAACAAAATTTGTTGATGCTGCACCTTTTTTAATAGTGCCATCATACCCAACCATTACTTCACCAAACTCTGCAGAGGCGTCATCACCCACAGCTAACAACCCAAGCTTACATGCCGGAAGGTCAAATGTAGCGTCATCTGCCAATGTCACCTTTCTAGTGTAAATCTTAATATCTGCGTTAATGTCCGCTTTTTCAAGTAACCCTTTGAAGCTCATTTGAACTCCTTTCTGTTAATCAATAAGTTCCATAATATCTTGCTCCAACTCCGTCAGCTGTTTTAAAGACCCTTTCTTGGCTTTACTACCTTTAGCGAAAGCCGGCTTTTTGTTAGGAGGTTTTGTGTTTGCACTATCTGTAACCTGCCGAAGGTTTATTCGTTTCCTAACCGTCTTACCCGTCTCTTCTAAAAGTTTATTGTATTCCCAATCTGGGTGTTCTGAAGCTATCTCATTAGAGACAAAACCTACAAACTTTTTATAAGGCACAAGGTCCTTGTTTGTCTCATAGAAATCCGTGACCATGCTATTCAGCGTAGACTGTTGTTGAACCAATCTCTGAACCAAAAAAGGAACCTTACGATAAGTATCCTCAACCGCCTTTGCAGACGCTTTATTAAACACGTCTGTAATGATAGTGTTCATAGAATCAGCATCCGTTAGCATTTTGTCAAAAGTCTCTTCTGTTACAAACTTTACCGCTTCCTGTTTAGGAGGGGTCTGTTGTACCTTCTCTTGTGTCTGTTCTCCATTTGCTTGAACTTCCTTTGGCGGAATTTGAGCAGCAAAACCAGACAAATGTTCCATCTGCACTCGCAGTTCTTCATTGTCCTTTTTAAGTTGCTCTACCTCTGAAAGTTCTGTTGCCTTATCTTCTTGTCCGTCTGCCTCGTCTGAAGCCTCTTCACTCTCACCTGAAGATTCTTCTTGTGTCTCCTGTTCATCATCCTCCGCATCTTCATCTTCACTTTCCTGTGCGGAATCTTCTTCTACCTGTTCTTCTGATTCTGGAGTTTCCTGCTCTTGTTCAGCATTCTCTTCCTCATCAACACGTACTTTTAAACTATCTTCCAAAACGTCTGCAAGTTCTGAAGTCAAGTCGTCTTTTTCTTTGTTATCTTCAATCGACATCACTATTTCCCTTTGTTTCTGTTAGTTCTTGAACTATACCATCAGGAAGCAACAAAAAATATCTAAGCTCTTCAATTTTTCCTTGCAACCTTCTAATCTCGTCATAATCAAAACAAGTTTCAAGCTGGTCTCTCGTAAGGTCAATCCTATCTTTCAATGTTTGCACTATATCTATCCAAATAGACGATTTAACAAACAACTTAAAATCTGATTTACTAGACTCCACCTTGAGCCCCATTCATTGGAACAAGATTACCTTTCTCAGCTTCTTTTTGCACCTGCTCATCTGGCATAACTTGAGGTGGCGGACCTGTACCTTTCTTAATAAAGTCATCCACGTTCTTAGCTCCCATCTGTCGAGCAATATGCTTAACAATTCTAAACAGGTCAAACTGCTGAGCTACTTCTGGCTGTGAGGAAATCACCTGAAACAACTGCACCCATAAATCTGATGGTTCTCCTCCAGGCATTGAGCCATCATGGGATGCTACATCATAATCAATAACAAGGTCAGTTGGATTAACACTTACCGAATCATTATCAATTCCATATTCCTTCTTTAGGACCTCTTCCCAAGCCCCAGAAGTCTTAACATAAACATCTTCACTCATTAATTGTTGTGTGTGAGATGCAAACATATATCCTATATCCTGCATGGCTTGAGACCCTATCAATTTCGCAGTCTTCTCTAACCGTGATAGAGCGCCTGAGCGGGATGATTGAGCCTCAGTAGCAGAGCGCCTTTCTCCAGAAGTCCTCATAATACCTTGAAGTGTGTCGGTAGCAGCTGACACTCTCTGTATCATATCTGAAATATACTGAGAGTCAGCAATGTTGCCCCGAGTTATATCTGTAACTCCCAACTGCTTTACTGCATCTCCTACACCTCTGCCCCATGCAGATCTTCGTAATCGAATAAGTTTTCCAGGCTCTGGGTCTTGGAGGTCCTTTATATTAACCAATGAAGGGTCAACTATCAACATATCATTAATACTCTTCCGCACATTAGCTATATGGCTTGAAAAGAGCCAGTCCATAATTTCTTGTAATCCATACACCACTTCAAGACGTGATGTAGGTGTGACAGAGTACCCGTCGAAGTCAGGAGAGCAGACAGCTACTGGAAACATATTATGACTCAATCCTAATGGCTTTGCTGTTATAACAACTTCATCTCCTGCCAGTGCGAAAAACCACTTCTCAGGGTACTCTGAACTTCCTAATTCCCAATCTTTAGGCACTATGGTTATATACATAGATATTATATCCATAGCATTGGTATTATCTGCGTTTAAATTTCCAGTTTCCAATCTATCATTTTTTCGAGACGACATTTCCGTGCGGGAGAATGTACTTTTACCATCTATCAAATGGTTTAAATACTTAACATTAAATATATCTTCATCATCCCTCTCCCTCTCAAGAAGGGACATAACATTATCTCTATCCAACCACCCAACATACTCACCCTTCTGCACATCATGAACTGGCACATTCGGGTCTGGGAGATACATATAAGGGTCAATATTCTCTAACTTATTCCCTTCAAATAGGGTTGTGTCCACCTCAACCTTCTCATATCCTGTAGAATTAAAAAGACCCGTCAAAGAAGAAAGAAATCCAGTCTCTTTTCGCCTAATCTGTTTACCTTTAATAACTGACCATGTTGGAGCAGACACACCAAAACCATAACAAAGAGCATCCCTAAACTGAGTATGGAGAGAAAGACCCACTTTTGAACGCTTACAATGATGTTGTATAACCTTCTCTAACATAATAGCTCCGAGTGTATCCTCAGGACCAACTCCAACATATTTAAATATAGGGTCCTGAATAAATGCAGCTGAAAGGTAAGTCAGAAGAGTTTCCAAGGTTGCGTAAGAGACTGGAACAATAACTCTTGAGGGGTCATGT